TAAAATTATACGCTACATTTAAAGAAAATAAAAGAAATAAACTTAAGCCTAAATATATTTCATTATTTACTATACTTATTATTGAGCCTAAAAGTAGGCTCACCCATAAAAATATTAACATTCAACCTCCAATTGTTTATTTATTTACTTTTATTAAATGGTTTTTTGCTTCATCTTCATTTAAAAATAATTGTAAATCATCGCCTATATTATCGCATATTGAATTATATTTTTTCAAATGCTCTTCAAGTGTGATTACTTTTATTTCTTTTTTGCCTGTCCAATTTTTTGGAAACTTTACAGCCATATATATTTTAGTCATTTTCTCTCCTGGGTTGTATTTATCTATAAAACTTATTAACATTATTATTGATACAAAAATTTCTAAAATCTTGGTATCTCATTCTATATTCTCTATCGGTGTTCGTATCTTGTTCTATCCATGTTAAATGTCTACCTGTGGTTGTACTCCATACGTTCTCTGATACATAAGTTTCAATTGGTGTCTTTACAGCAACAGTCGTATTATAGCTATAAAATATTTCTTTATCACCTACTATTTCACTATAAAGGTTTTTTGTAGTTCTCAATAATCTAGTCATATTCTATCCTTGGTTGTAAGCTTAATTAAAAGCTTAGGTTGTATTTAGTAGCTTAATTAAAAGCTAGGTAATTATTACAATTGGTGGTTGTATCTAGCGTTTTTAGATTTTCCACCTTGAACCGACATATTCAAGTCATTATAAATACTTGATTTTGTAGGCTTGTAATATTTTGAAAGTACTAAAACATTACTTGATAAATCTTGTAATGCTCTTCTCTTATACTTTCTAAAATCTCTATTGCTTTGAATTCCAAATGCTTTGTAGTTGTGCTTTGTGATTTCAAAGTTAATTTTTAATTTGTTTTTCATATAAACAGTTATAATTTATGTAAATTTTAATTGCAAATTTCAACTAAAAGTTGTGCTTAAATAAGTGTTGATATATAAGAATAATAGACTATTTGGGGTGCGACCAATATGTACAATTTAATTATTAGGTCATTTTAGGTGATTTTGGGCAAATCAAAGCAAATCAAATATAGATTTATAAAAGTTTTTAGAAATAAATAATGCTTAAATATTTAATATAATTTGTATAAATACCCTAAAATCTAGGTCAAGGGATTTGAAATAGTCAAGCAATATTATTAAAATAATTAAAAATAATTAGAGCATAAAAAAACACAAAGCTTGGAAGGGCTTCGGGCTGTTTAAAAAATTCTTTAAAATATTCTTAGAATTGGTGAAGCTTTTAAAGGGTGTGAATTGGTTGGATTGTTATTTATTAGCTTAGGTTTTTTGAGATTGTATGAAGGTTTTTAATATATCTTTTATGAATACTTTTATTTCTTTTAAAGCTGTAAACCTGAGAGAGATTTTGAGAGATATGAAGATAATATATAGGTCAATGGTGTTGATATATATTCTAGTTTGGAATGATTCTAATTCGCAAGGGGGTACATGAGTGCCATGGGGGGTGGTGGTGGTAGTATATATACTGCTTATACAATTTAAGTAGATTTAGATTGTAAACTAGATGAAGGTCGCCCTGCTTAATAGATTATGTGGGGGTTGTTATATTGCTGGACTGCCCCAGAGAAGATATATTATAATCTATGTATATGTTGCACCCCCTGGAGAGTAGCTATAGAGATTATACACCCTATATTTACAAATGTCAACATAAAAATAAAAAATATTTTAGTTGTCAACTAGATTTAATTATGCTATAATGAGTTGTATGAATAATAACTTTTTACCAGGAACAGAAACTAAGAGAAAACTAACAGAGCAACAGCAGTCTTTCTTAGATGCACTATCAACTAAGACTAAAGGCAATGTAAAAGAAGCATTAGTTATAGCAGGATATGCGACAACATCCCAATCAGCAGTTGTGGACTCTCTGAAGAATGAGATAATAGATGTTGCTAATAAGATATTGGCTACATCAGCTCCAAGAGCAGCAGAGAAACTAGTAGAGATTCTAGAGAGTGAAGACCCTATCCCACAAGTAGGTGCTAAACTACAAGCAGCACAGACATTGTTAGACAGAGTAGGTATTGCTAAGAGAGAAAAACTAGATGTAACTCATACTGCAGCAGGTGGTATATTTCTTTTACCTGAGAAAAGAGATGTAATAGATGTTAATGCAGAGGATGTAACACCAGATGATGAATAGAAGAAGAAGTTCAACTATACCTTATGGGTATAAACTCAAAGAAGATAAAGTATTAGAACCAGTTGAAAAAGAAATTAAAGCATTAGCTGATGCTAAAGAAGGAGTTAAAGCTGGAGCATTCTCATTAAGAGGTGCTGTTGAAATAATGGAAAGCCAAACAGGTAGAAAATTATCTGCTATGGGTTTAAAAAAGATTATAGACAAAGATACAACAGAAGAAAAACCAACAATAGGTTTATTAAGTAAAAATGGCTAGACAATATAACTATGGTTATGAACATAAAGCTAAGTTAGCAGCTAGGAAAGCTGTTAAAGAAAAAGAAAAAGAGATTGAGAAACTTCGTAAGAAGCTAGACAATAGAACTCAAAAGCTTAAAGTTAAGAAAGATAGTATAGCTAAAGTTCAACAAGGTGAACAACAGAAGCAGTCCGATAAAAAAGGTACTGTTATGGATGAGAAAGAATACAAAGCACTACCAGAAAGTGTTAAGACTCTCCTAAAAGAAGAGCAGGAAAGAATCGTCTTCAAGCCAAATGAAGGACCTCAAACAGATTTCTTAGCTGCAGGAGAACAAGATGTGCTATATGGTGGGTCAGCAGGGGGTGGTAAATCATATGCCATGCTAGTTGACCCATTAAGATATATGCACATTAAAGAACACAGAGCATTACTACTTAGAAAGTCTATGCCTGAGTTAAGAGAATTAATAGATAAGTCTAGAGAACTATATCCTAAAGCTTTTGCTGGTGCAAAGTTTAGAGAGGTAGAAAAAATTTGGAGGTTTCCTAGTGGAGCTTCATTAGAGTTTGGATATTTAGATAGGGATGCAGATGTTTATAGATACCAAGGACAATCATATACTTGGATTGGTATAGATGAATTAACACAATACCCTACAGAATTTCCTCTCCAGTACTTGCAGTCACGATTGAGAACAACTAATAATGCAATACAATGCTACATTCGGTGTACAGCAAACCCTGGTGGGGTTGGTGGACATTGGGTTAAGAAAAGATACCTTGACCCAAGTCCTCCTAATGAATCCTTTCAAGGACAAGATAAAATAACAAGAAGATTTATACCAGCAAGATTAGAAGATAACCCTTTCCTATCTGCTGATGGTAAGTATGAGCAGATGCTTATGTCCTTACCTGCTGTTCAAAGAAAACAATTACTAGAAGGTAACTGGGATGTTGCTGAAGGTGCAGCCTTTACAGAGTTTGATTATGATACTCATTGTATTGACCCATTTGAATTACCTAAGCATTGGGAAAGAGTAAAAGGAATTGACTATGGTTATGCAGCAGAGTCTGCAGTAATATGGGGTGCAATAGACCCTAGTGATGAAACATTAATTATATACAGAGAACTATATCAAAAAGGATTAACTGGTGAAGACTTAGCTACTAGAATCTTTGAGTTTGAGAAAGAGGATAGGTTGTCTGTAAATGGTGTGTTAGACTGGGCTGCGTGGGCTAGGACTGGCTCTACTGGTCCAACTGTAGGCGAAGTACTATCCAGAGCAGGACACAAGCTTAGAAGAGCTGACAAGAACAGAATCCAAGGTAAGATACAAATACATGAGAGATTAAAGATAACAGATAAGGGTAGACCTAAAATGCAAATCTTTAAATCATGTCCTAATCTAATTAGAGAAATACAATCTATTCCTCTAGACCCTAACAAACCTGAGGATGTAGATACAAAAGCATCAGACCATGCTTATGATGCTTTGAGATATTTAATTATGTCTAGACCTAAAGCAAGAACAGCCTGGGAGGATATGCGTGAAGCAAAACGATTTACTCCTGCAGACCCAATCTTTGGATATTAATATGCCCCTATATACTTTTAAAAACTTAGAAACAAATGAAGAATATGATGAAGTAATGTCATATGAAGAATTACAAGAATATTTAAAACAAGATAACATACAACAAGTATTTAAATTCAATATGTTTAGATACTCTGATGGTGGTGGAATGAAAGACCAATTTACAGACTGGTGTAAAGAGAGTTCTGTAAATGGTAAAGGAGATTTTAAACCTTATGGTAAGGCTGCTAAAGGAATGAAACAAAAGGGAGATAAATGAGAAAGAAAAAGAAACCAAAGAAACAAAGAAAGATAATTCCACTTGATACAAAGACTTTAGGTAATGATATTACTAAATATCCTTATGTAGAAATAGAATGGTTGGATATCGAAGGTGACGCTGGTTGGAGTTCAACTAAACAATTAAACTTAGAACAACTTCCAACTTGTGTATCTAAAGGTTATTTACTTAGTCAAAAGAATGGTGTAACTAGAATATTTACTGATTATATTAAAAGCAAAGATAAACCTACCTTTGAAGATATAGGTAATACAACTATAATACCTACAGCAGTAATTAAAAATATTAAGAAAATATTATAAGTTAAGTTGACAACATACTAAAAAAAGTGTATTATTATACGTATTATACACAAAACTAAAAGGTTGAATATTTTATGGCTGAGTACGAAGAAAAAGATTTAGGAACTTCTATGCCTGAAGACGGTGAAATGGAAGATAATAAACAACAATCTGCTTTAGTAGGTATTGTTCAATCTAAGTTTCAGCAATGTGAAACTACTAGAAGAGATGATGAATTAAGATGGTTACAATCTTATCACAACTACAGAGGTAGATACCTTAAAGATGTTAAGTTCAGAGAGAATGAAAAGTCTAGAGTCTTTGTTAAAGTAACTAAGACAAAAGTACTTGCAGCTTATGGACAACTAATTGATGTACTATTCGGTACAAATAAATTTCCATTATCAATTCAAGAAACAAGAGTACCTGAAGGAATTGCAGAGTACGCACATCTTAATCCTTTAAAGGAAATGCAAGGTGATGAGAATTTAAATCCTACTCCTGGTGTTGAAGGAAATATGGATTATATGCCTGGAGAAGAAATGGATATGCCATTACAAAATGGTGGTCTAGGTTTTCCTGGTGATGGTAGAGAGTTACCAAAGGGTGCAACATTCAACACATTAAAAGATTTAGAATTAGGAAGTCTTCAAGAAGAATATGAAGAAGCTGACTTATCACCTGGACCAGCACCAAGTCCTGAGATGCCACAGATTAAACCTGCACAGATTGCAGCTAGAAGATTAGAGAAATTAATTCATGACCAGATAGAAGAATCAAATGGAAGTATAGCTTTAAGAAATGCTATATTTGAATCTTGTTTATTAGGTACAGGAATTGTTAAAGGACCTTTTACTTATAACAAAACATTACACAGATATACTGATACAGGTAATGGTAGAGAGTATACACCTGAACAAGTTAAAGTTCCTAAAGTAGAATTTGTTAGCATATGGGATTTTTATCCAGACCCTAATGCTAGAAGTATGGATGAAGCAGAATACGTTATCCAAAGACATAGATTAAATAGAAATCAATTTTTAGATTTAGCTAACAGACCTTTCTTTAATAAAGCAGCTATCATGGAATGTTTAAAGATGGGTGCTAACTATACTAAGAAAGAATGGGAAACTGATATTGATTTAGAAAAAAGTCATTATGCAGATATTACTCATAATAGATTTGAAGTATTAGAATACTGGGGAACTATAACTGCAATGGCTGCAAGAGAAGAAGGTCTTGAAGTTGGAGAAGATGTAGATGATTCAGAAGAAATACAAGTTAACATCTGGATGCATAGAGGTAAAGTAATCAGAGTAGTTGAGAATCCTTTTAAACCTTTTAGAACTCCTTATCAAGCATTTGTATATGAAAAGAATCCTTATACATTTTTTGGTATTGGTGTTCCAGAAAACATGGATGATGCACAACAGATTATGAATGGTCATGCAAGAATGGCAATTGATAACTTAG